GTTTCAGAGCCACGCGCGTCAGCAAGTGGCAATTACATAGCTGTTTTAAACCAGCAGATAGCGCCAACAACTGGCGCGGGAACCGGTTTTGATCGTCCGATAATTTCAACACCGCTCGGATTCTTTTTGACATCACCAGGCGCCGCATAAAATGGCATCGCCTGAAGGCCAGCGTCAATATCATCCAGCGCCAAGTAAAACAATGTGTGAGGCGCACTCAAATCGACCATGCACAGGCTCTTTTCAGGAATTTCCTTGACTGTACCAATGCTGCCGCCTGCAGCAAGGTACCCTTTGTAACTGGCGTTCACCTTTCGGATCGTGTACCCGCCAATTTCAATGGTGCCTTTTTCAATTTTGGCAGAGATATGGTTCTGTTTGGTGGACTTGGTTTCAACGATTTTCCGAATCAGATTATAGATCGATATGCCGGCAAGGATCTCAACGTTGCCGCCCCATCCTTCATCCTGCACAAGGGTTTCCATTGCGTCCAATACATCAATGACATCGTTGATCGTCGAACTGCTGGTTAGCTTTGCGCCTGTATATTCCGGCATACTGGCATTATCCACATAGGATATTTCGTAAGGTTCGTCCCCATCATCAGACATCATCGGATACTTGATTGCACCTGTCAGGCTTTGTGCGCACAGGGCTTCTGTTGTTTTCTTTGTCATTAGCAGCATGTCATCAAGCACGCCATTAATAACTCCCTGTACATTCACGCTATCCAGCAGCCGCATGTTATTGAGGTCTGCCGCTGAAATGAAATCTTGCAGATCGATACCATCCGGCGCAATTTCATCCACAGATCTGCTACCTTTCTTGATTGGCACCGCCGGTGTTCCCCTGCGCACGACAGGTACATTGCCCACGACTTTTTTAATTTGGTCGATCCCAATTTTCGGGTATGGATGTTGTTTCGAGCGCTTAAACACCAATTCTCGGATTGGCGTCGCTATCGCAACAGACGCCTCTATCCGTTGCGCGATTGCCTTGGCGGTCATATATTTCCGGATATTCACATCAAATATGGCCATGTCCCCTCCTATGAGATTGCAGCGTCGTATGCCGCTGCGGCTTCTTTCATCTGTTCAAAGCTGTTTTCCAATTGCAGCAGCTTTTGCGCTCGCTGCGGGTGATGCAGCAGATTGTAGGGGCTGCCGCCCAACATCGCCACTGCTGTTTTGAAACCCAAATACGCAGTTTCAAAGTTTTTCCTTGCTTCTTCCATTTGTGCCTCCTAATCATTCATAGGTCACTGATTGGCCAGACGCCGATAGCTTCCAACATGATCAGCGTTCCGTTTGATGGCGATCCACCCCCCGAAACAGTCAGCTTGCTGGTACGGACTGTGCCATGCACAATGTATCGGGCAATGTCTTCATTATCCAGGCTGCATGCCCGCGTTAAAACGCCAATGGGGGCGCCTGCGCCTGCTTCGTTGAAGGGTTCAATTTCCCCGGCAACCTCAGTTACGATCAATCCCGCTGCCAATTCCCCTGTGCCGGCTTTTGCTTTTTGCGTCCGGATGATTGGCGGATGGACTCTTAATAAGACATCATCCAATGCACCGAATAGTTGCGCACCTGTGTTTGCTTTCATTTTTCCTCCTTACATCATTGAGGCAAGTTTTGCAGTGTCAATGCCATCGCCTTTTCCAGGTTTCCCAGGATCGGAAAGATTGAACACCGAACCTGTCAATTGAGATTTCACATCAGGCACAGCATCAACCATTTCTTGAAGGCTTGAATAATATGCATCATCTGCAAACTGCATGGCGCTTGCCTGCGTGGTAACTGCCAATATTTTATCTATTTGTTCGTTCCCCAGCCCTTTGCTTTCCAGCTTGCCCCTTATCTGCGTCTGACGGTCTTTTTTGAGCGTCTCAAACAAGGCATTCAACTTTTTTTCCATCTCGTCTGCGCCTTTGTCCGTGGGCTTGTCCGTGGGTTTGTCCGTGGACGTTTCCGTGGACTTGTCCGTGGGCTTGTCTGTGGGTTTGTCTGTGGGCTTCTGTCGAAGCGCTTCAATTTGCGCTGCCAGCGCTGTTATTTGTTCGTCAGATTTTTTCTGATTTGCGCCGACAGTTTTCTCTATCAGTTTTTTCACCTCTACCGTTGTCATTTCAGCGTCCTCCTTGTATGGATCCGACAGAAGCATCGCTGCTGTCGGCTCTGTTATGGTTACAAAATCGTCACCTGCAATATCCGATGCCGGTGGAAGCTCCCCCAGCCATGCCAAATGATGCAGGTAATATTTCCCATCAGGCCCCATCATGATCCCCGCCGACCAGCCATCATAATAACCATCATCTTCAAGCCGTTGCAGAATCGGCGTTTTTTTGACATCACCATGGAGGCCATCAGCCAAAACAAAAACATTCAACACTCTACCGAATGCCGGCACCCGGCTGTCTTTCGGATGCCCCAGCGTTATGGGCGGCCTGGCTGATGGATTGAACGTTTCAATCACATCCTGAATGACACGGTCATCCACCACAGCGCCATTTTTCTGCGTACCTTTTTTGACTATTCTCATCCCAGCTCCCGAGGTTCGACGAGGCCATTAGGAATATCAATCATCAATATTGTCCCGCTGTTGTTTTTCACTTCAAGAAATAATGCGTTAATTGTGACCTCAATATCACTGGCATCTTCCTTGACCCCTGGCACAGGCAGGTTTTCTGCGTACCCCCGCACAATCGTGATCAGCCGGTCGTCATCAACCATGCCCAGACTCGCATGCACGACCATGCATTCTCCAATCATCCGAAAATTGCAATACCCATCATTGGCCCATATGCTTTGCAATACCGCCGGTGATATGTTGTTGAGTTTCATCTTTGCCACGATAGGCTCAAACTTGCCGTTCGGAAGTTTGGCGTCTGCCGGCATCCCGATGCCTTTGTGGTCAACGAATTTTCGCTTCACCTCAACAGAGCCCTCGCTGACATTGCCAAACAAATCAACATCGTTGTAAAACACGCGGGCCTTCCGCCATGTGACTGTCGCGCTCATAATATCCTCCTTATGCCGTTGCTATTTCTGCGAACACAGTTTCCAGCGCGGTGATATTCGCAACAGCGTTGTAAGTAATTCGTTCAGCAGGTACCGCCGGCGTGAATTCATAGTGGTACGCCAATTGCCCATTTGCCAGATTCGACACAGGGTTTTCATCCGCTTTGATCACGCAAAAGCCTTCTACAAGTGCCCCGCGGCCTTTGAGTTCCCGCATAAAATCATTCACAGATTCCTCAACCCGAAGAATCAATTCCGATTTTGCATTTTCTGGCCTTGAAAACATCGGTTTGTCCAAAAATTGCATCGTGAAATAGGTGATGCTTTCCTCTATGATATCCCCAACTCTACGCCAGCACTCAAAGGTATTGAGCGGGTCGGTCTGGAATGGAAACGCACACGTCCGATTTCCAAAAGACCGATACCCCGAACCGAGAAAATTCAATACGCTGATTACCCCCATGGAATTGACATAATTCAACTCCGAGCTTGTCTCCGATGGGTTATAATCCAGCACACGTTCCATGCCTGTAATACCCTGGATAATATGGTTTGAAATGCTGTACCAATACCCCTCATCAAAGTCAGTCTTTGCCCGCAAGCCCGCAAGCCGCGATGATAGCCAATCAAAACGATACACACCTTGCGCATTGTCCCAGATGTTCGCTTTTGGGTAGCAAAACATGGCTCTGGCATCTCCATAATTGGTGCTCTTGAATTGCACTGCCTCTGTCGGGTTCAAGCCTTCCGGCGCGTCAATATAAGCCATAGCACGAATCTTTTCCGCCACAGCGACCATTTCACGACCCACGGCCAATTCTTGCGAAAACCCAGGCGCAATTAAAATTTTTGGGAAAAAACCAAAGGCTGACAAGGCGCTTTCAAAGCTTGAAAAGGCATCAGTCGCACACGATATCGAAACTTGTGTCATGTCCGGCACTTTGTAAGAAATGATAATCGGCTCGGTCCATTCTGTACGCAACAGATACCCGGTAACAACCGGTACAGTGCTTACCTGCACCTCGTCTATTTTACTGATGCCCGATGCTGTCAATGTAATGGTTATCGACGGTACAGGGATCGTGATGTTGTTAATCGTATAATCTGTGTCTTTGATCAGCGGGACAAATTCACCATTTGCTTTTTTCCCTGTGACAGTCATTGTTTCAGGTGCTTCATTGATCATCGCTGTTGGATTGGATGTCGGCAACGACACATCTGAAGTGCATAAAGACAATGCACCGCTGTTCAATTGTTTTAAGCCGTCGTTATCCAGTATGTAGTCCGTCCCCAATACAAAAGGCGCTCCACTCTCAGGTCTCACAACAAAACCAAACGCTTCCGCAGGGATGCCACAATCTGCAAAGGCGACACCATCCTTTGTTAAATTACACGTCTGGTCTACCAACTGAAAATGCTGGGCCATATCAAACACATTAATCGCCATAATCGTGGGATGGCAATGGTCCCAAATCGCATTCATGGCATCACCAAGCGTGCCGCCATGCCCCAGAAAATTTTCAAAATCTTCTTCTCGTTGAATCAAATGAACCTTACCAGGCTCACCTTTCGGTGATGTCCCCACGATGCCGATGACGGCTGTTTTGACAGTGTTCACTGGCACCGGACCGACCTGCGTTTCAATTGTTTCTACGCCATGTAGAAATGACATTGCTCCCTCCTATAGTTTCAAGCGGCTTTCGCCGCCATCATAAGTAATCAGAAAGTCAAAAACCCCAGCAGCGCTGCCGTTCACAAGCGATACCTTGACATTTTCCGCACGTGGTTCGTTGCGCGTGATGGCTTCAATAATGTCCGACACCAACAAAGGCACTTGCGCCGGCCGGTCTAATCGATCCCACACGCCACAGCCAAAATCATAATCGCCAATCTTTTCCCCCTTGCGCGTGTGCAATATCGTGTGGATGGATGAATTCAAACTCATGCGTTGACAAACCCCTGTGCTTTCACAATTCCAGTGACATCGACCTGCCCCAAAACCATCAGATTCCCTGTAATTTTAGTGGTCCCTGTGATTTCAGCATCGCTATTAATCTGCGCTTTTCCTGTGATTTCAGCATCCCCATCAATCGACATATCCCCATCAATCGAAACATCCCCATCAATCGACATATCCCCACTGACAGACATGTTGCCAGACACATCCAATTGCTGAACAGAGACTTTCAACCCGCCAGACACCTGAACACGTATTTCATGCGCGGCCAAATCGTATTCAAGAGACGTCCCATCCTCAAACAGAATATGCCGCCCGCCATTGGCGTCCGGCGGCACATTCACGCTTGAATTCAACGAACCCAGCACAAACCCGACCGACATCCCATCCAGCGGCAAAAACAGACACAAAACCTGTTCACCAATGACAGGTAACCACACATCTTGCGCTCCTTTCGCTCTTCTTGTCACGACCAGCAGCCAGTCTGATACCACATTCCCCTGATCAGGAAGCCTTACCCTTGCACGGTAGCAATCAACCTGTTCAACAATGCCAATACTGACCAATCGTTTGAATTGCTGATATATCTGCGCAATGTTCTTCTTATTTGTTTTGAGTTGATCAATCATTTATTCCGCCCCCATCGGCTTAATCTTTCCAGTATTCTGGCGCCATGTCGTTGCGTACCAAAGGGAACCCCTCCCACAAAGCTGCCTGTCAGCTTGCTCACAGCGTAAGCGAGTGCATCCGGCAGGTCATCAGGGTTATTGGCCTGTGGATGAAAGGTCTCCAGTTGCGACAATAACAATTCATGGTTTTTATTCAGGAGCAAGACAGCATTATCAATGGGCGCTTGCAATGTCTGAATTCGGATTGGTTTCGGTACACCGCCGGTATCCACGCCCTCAATTGGCAGGTTCACGCCTTTTGCTGATGCTGTTCTTGCCACCAGATTTTTGTATATGCTTTGGAAACTAACCTTTTCAAAATAGATTTTTCGCGGCTGCCATCGCAGAAATTTTTGGATAATCTTGTCTGTCAATTGCAGGTCTGTCAGCTTGCACCCTTCAGCATCCAACACATACATAATACCTGATACACGGTCTTTCCCCACAACAACGACACCTTGATAATCTCCATGCGCTTTCCCCATTGCCGGATCAATGGCCATGACAATATCCAAATTTTGAGGTGCCACATCGTAAAATTGGAACATATCCGGCACAAATATCATGTCTTCTTTGGCAAGGGGTTCGTTCATATATTCTGTTGAAAATGCGGCTGCGCCAATTTCCTCTAGCCTGGTGCGTAAGGCATCTATTGTCCAGTATTCTG